AGCAACGTGAAGGTAAGTACTTATGTGCTCATTGTGGGTATAGAGTCCAAGATCCTTATGTTTTAACAGGGGTACCTCCTTGCATCTATGCCGAGCATGAATTTCATAAAGTCACAACCGAACTGGCAGCCTTATTAAGTGACCCTAGTTGTATTGATGACCACGAAATGGCTGATCCAGCTATAAATATAGACAATATTATTGACCGCGACATGAAGCTTAAGTTACGTCGCGCTTTAAAAGCTACGCGGTTAAATGGTCGTGACAAATTTATTTTAGCGGGTTATTTTAATATCACTGCCGACGACCGGCAAGCAGAACCCAAAAACTTACATCAGCTAGCAGCGTTAACAGGTATAACACCTGAGCGTGTGCGTCAGATTAAAGAAAATACTCTTATACTGTTACGTAAAGAATTAAAACGTGCAGGTGTAGCTTAGTCTTCAAGAACGAGAATCCCGGCACCCAATTCCAGACCAGTTAAAATTCCTTTCTGATACACACGATCTTCTTTTTTATCTGCGTTTTTAACCCTCTCTGTTTGGTATACCAGTAAGTCTTGATACTGTTTTTTACGTACCGGAATTATTGTTTCTGCCACTGCGGCTTGTGTATAGTCCGGTAAATTCAACTCTTCTTTGTTTTTATGTGCTGCTGCCCCGCGTTTAGTCTTAGGTTGCTGTGTATTTAAGTAGGCTTCCACCGCCAAGTTAATTGTTGCAGTTTTAGCATTGCGATACACTAAGCGTAAAAGCTGTGTAAACGTAGCACTTCCTGCAGGCGTAGTTGTGTCTATCTTAGCTAACAGGCGTAACGTAGCAGGGGTGACCACGGACTCTTTAAATAAGCCTAAAAGTTTTCGGTCTAAACTGGCAACACGTAAAGCGGTTCTTAACTGACTAACGTGTCCTGAAGTTTTACCACAGCTACGGGCTATATGGTCGTTCGTCTCACCGCAGGTAACTAAATATTCGTATGCCACAGCTAATTCGTAGGGTGTATTAGGCTCTGAATTAAGATTGGCTACCATAGAGTTCATAAAAGCTTCTACGTTACTCGCCGCGCTATGTACATGAACCTTCACAGTACTTCTGCCTAACTGCGTTAGGGCTGCCAGGCGCCTACGACCGTCAAAAACAATAGGCGTAGTACCCTGAAACCATATAAGAATTGGTTTCAATTGGCCTCGTTCTTTAATAGACTGCACTAAACCGCTAATGTCTCCGAGTGTAACCCTGTTCCATTTAAGCGGTAATTGAATAGTACTAATTGCCAGTACAGCGTTATTTTCTGTGCTTGCGTTAGTCATGCGGTCCTCCGTTACGGTTAATTATTTTATACAACGCATAAACCTCATCACGTAATATATGTTTGAAGTCCAAATCGTCTAAAGAGTTGCCTTCCAGAATGTCCCCTAATAGATGAAAAAGTTCAACAACCATAGGTATCATGCTGGTGTCCGAATTGTACGTATGCATATATAATGCTTTCAGTATTTTTATCTTCTCAGTATCCGACGTGTGTGGTAGCCCTTTAGGGCTTACCGTTCTTCGTAGGGTTTTGTTCCGCATGACGGGCAATACCTCACATTCGTAGCGGGATCTACGTGATAAGAGCACTTACACGTAGGGCAAACACTTATACCGTTTAACTCTGCTGTTTTTTCAGTATCATTTGTTGTGGTAATTACATTATATTTTTCCATCACAAACCTTTAGCTGTCTGCAGGGGTATGCCCTTTAGTTTTACGTACACGCAGTAAATCCTTTAATAAACGGTCAACAGTGTAAACACAGCCCGTGTGTTTAGTTGTCTGTGTATTAACACAAAGATTATCTATATACATTGATTTAATCGTATAAGCATCCGCTTCAGGATGTCTGTAACCTATAATAATGTCCGGGCGATCTTCCACAGGTATGCTCTCAATTAGCTCACGCACCATATCAATAGATTCTTCTCTTTTATTCTCAACTTCCAAGGCAATAGTGGCGGCTTCTAAGGTTTTATCTTCCTCCTGTTTTTTACCACACCGCGGACAAGTGCCTACAATCTTTACATTTACCATCTTAAATATCCTTTCTACCGCCTTTAATATTGTCTTGCAGAAGACAGGCGCAGGTTGCTGGGCCAGCTATACCGTCTACAGCTAGTTTATTTTTGTTGTATTTATTCCAGTCGTGCTGGAAATGTTTTAATGCCGCATGTGTCTTTTTACCCGGTATACCGTCTATCTGGACACTATAGCCCTTATTGTTTAACCGCTGCTGAACGTCTTTGGTGTCCAACACTACATCAGTGTCAGTGTCCGTGTCTGTATCATGTGTAGGAGTGTCATACCCATATTCAGGATTATCACCGTTATCATCCTCTTCTGATGTATAGTCCCAACTACCATCACACCACTCAACACCAGCCTCATCCTTAAATTTATCATACTCTTGTATGTAGTCTAACTCATTAATAGCACCTGAAAAATAAGCACCATGATTACATTCTTCAAAAGGCCATAACACACCCATATCGGTTTTATGTTTACGCCAATCAGTATGTTGGCTCATACGTTCTGGTATTAAATAGGCCATATCGGCCTCGGTATCAACTTTTAAGGCAGCAATAATTAAACGTTTTAATTTTATGTTATTCACTACTTGGTCCTTAGTGAACGGCTGCATTACTGTACAGGACCTGTACGGCTCAGCTAACAACACTGGTGGTAACTCAGCCACAAGATCTTTAGGTAATTTATGTGCCCAATAACACCAGTTATGTTCTTTGTCTTGATGTAGTGTGCCGGCATTAACGGTCTCAAGGCTTATAGAATCTTTATTACGCCGGGGCTCATGCCAAGCAGCATGTTGTAAGGGTATCAGATAGAATGGAGCTCCATGATACCCCTGAATAAAATGTGCCGACGCGCCAGAGTAACCTCTGCGACCATTACGTTTCTTCCGTTTTGCAGAACTAAACCAACTTAGAGTAGCCCATTTAGATATACCGGCAGTAAAATGATCTACCCACCACAAAACTTTACGTTCTTTAAGTTTGTTTTTAGTGTATTGTTTTGTTGGGTAATATTGTTTTAATCCTGAACTATGTTCCTTAATACGTTTATGTGTATAGATAAATAAGTCATCAAGACCTTTAACAGCCTCCTTGGGGGTTACATTTTTAGACTCCAATTTATCCCACAGGGCTAAAAAGTCTTTCTCAGCTTTGGCACCTTTCTTGTGTACCATAAGCCAAAATGCCTTACGGGTCATAGTGCTAAAATCTCTTGTTTGCATCAATCAATACCCCTACACCTTTCATAGTTAGAACAAAACTTCGGCGTGCACTTCCAAGTAGTAGGATCACAACGCGGAAATACACCTTTCTTAATATTGTATACCGCTTCTTCTAAGTCCTCTATGCATATATTCTTTTCTCTATTTGTTCTCGTTGTTCTCTCCCCTATATACGCTGTCCCGCTTTTTTGGTCAAGTAAAAAATCTACGCGCAGGTCTTCAACGTTCTCTACAATACTATAAAACGTAAACTGTGTGTCGAATTTTATTTTTTGCGCGGGCCATTTCCGTGCTGTTGTTTTTAAATCTGCGACTATTTTTATCGTTGGTGGTGGTTGTTCCGGGTCGTCACCTAAACTATATTCCCCCGTACCGCTGTCAATTAAGTCAATAACACCCCGTACAGGTACAGTACCAACCTTAGCTGCGAAGGGTTTTTCGACCGCTATAGGATTGAACATAGGTACAGCTTTTAAATAATAAACTCTAAGTGCATTTCGAACTTTATCTTTAATCACACCAGGTTTAAGTGCATTACCATCATTGTCTAGCCAGGAATCTACTTCCTTAATATTCTTTTCCCAATAGTCACCGGTTAGTTGCTGAGCCTCTTCTAACGACATTAATTTTTTAGTCTCAATTAGCCTACGTAATATAATTTCAGCACCCTTATGTAAAGTCTTACCTTTTAAAGCCGGTACACCTGCTTTACCCCGTAGACCCAAGACATAAGTGTACTCATAGCTCTTACCGCATAGCTTGTAGGAATTAAAGCCTGAAGCTGATATTACACTGCCTGGAATACCATCATCGAAAAAATCCTTTTCAGGATAAGGAAAAAAGTTATCAGTTGGTCTGGGCATACTGCCTCCTAGCGTAATCGTGGTGTTAGCATACCCCTGGCAGCTTGTTTTTCTTCCGCAGACACGTCTTCCGGAGGGTCATACGATTCTCCGGGGCCTAATTTTCGCGTAAGAGTCTGTTCTGTCACTGGGTTTCGCGTGTTAATTATGCTGTCATTTCGTGTATATAACTCTTCTAACGTCAGGGGAACATTTACTGTTTCGCCTGTTTGCTGTTTCTCTCCGGTTTTATTTTTTAAGTCAGCCGTTGTAGTTGTCTTTAATTCCTGCATTAAATTTTGCAACAATTTTAAGGATTCTGTCGGTACTCCTTTAAACACATCATTGGCGTTGTCCTCCTTCATGTTGTTTTCCTTTTCTGTTTTAATTATACCGTAGGGTAAATTTGTAATACTTACTACCCAAGGTAACTCCTCTCCTTTTTTTTCGTCTAGGTTAATAATTAAATCTTCTGTGCTGATTTCATGTTTTAGCTCTATGCTTAGAATTTTACATAAATCAGCAGCTGTTAATAGTATGTTCATTATACTCTCCTATATAGACCAAGCTTTGGCAATTACTTTAACCGCCGTAGTGTCTAATACACATTCTTTACTCCATGGCTGTGTGCCTTGCTGTATACATTCTTTGTACTTACGGCACAAGACACAATTAATACGTTTAGTCATTATATCTGCTACGTGAGCTTTTTGCCTCAAGGCTGCTAATTGTTGCAACTCAATAGCGTTACGGGCACACAAGTCGTACACAACAGTTTTCTTTGTTTGTCCGATGCGGTAATTACGAAATAAAGACTGGTAGCGATTATCCACAGACCAGTCACGACTATAATAAATTGTGTATTTAGCACTATTTAATGTTATAGCTATACCTGTACGTATTTGTGCTAAGTATACCTTACACTTAGGATCTGTATTAAAAATTTTAGCCATTGACTGTATTTTATGTGATGTCTTACCGTCTACACGGACATAACCTATATTTTTAGCTTCTAAAGCTTTGCCTATAGTGTCTAACTCTTCGGTAAAAACAGCCCATATAATTACTTTAGCATTTGGTAATAAATCAGTAAGTAAATCTTCCAGAGCCTTTAGCTTCGGATTTTGATCATATGTTATAGTTAAACGTCGTATTGGGCCTATAATTGATCGCATAACACAACGTTTCGTTCCTGGCCTAATACTACCAGACACACATTTGCGTATTTGTGCTGGTTTACAATCGTTACAAACACCTTCATCATCTGGCACATAGACAAAACCACTACACAACTGTAACAACTTAGCAATACGTACTGCACTGTTTTGTATTTCTAACGGTTCCGCGTCAGGTTTAGTTATTTCCCAGGATTTAACAGCTGTATTATAGTCCTTTTTTTGTTTCGGACTTAAATCAAAAAGAATAACAGTAAATGTTCTGGGGGGTAAATCTACACACTCTGCTAGTTTTTTCTCACTTGATACTCGGTTTACCTTTTTGTTTATAACATTTAAATTACGGTAGCCAACAACCAGATGCTCATTATGCCTATTATAAATTACATATTTATTACAATACGATTTATAATCTTCAGCTATAATACGCGTATTTAAATACTTTAATTGTGGATATAAATCTCGCGGGTCACCATGCGATAACGTGCCGGTTAATTCCACACGCCTTTCAGCTTGTTTCGCTAGGGCTAAACTAGCGCCTGTCTGGTTACTGCCTATAGTTTTAATTCTATGAGACTCGTCAGCAACTAATTGTCTATACCCCGTGTCCCATAACCACTGTATTTTACCGTTTAAATATGCATCAATTTCCTGCTTAATACTGGCGGGTTTTCTACCTTTAACCCATTCAGCGATATACTTAGCCTGTAATTTTTTATCGTTAACACGCATTATAGTTTTACGTATTTGGTTGTGGGGGATCATCATAGCTTTGACGGCTATAGACATTGCTTCCGGATACAAAGTAGGTAAGCCATATAAACTAGCCATACCGTAGGTAATAACACGGACATCGTAATTAATGGAGACATTAATCGCTTCTAGTTTTTTAGCCCGTGTGGCTCCTTTAATTGCTATAGCTGTTAATTGACCACCAGAATGTCGTTTAGTTTCATCTACCCAGTTATCCAGACCTATTAGAGGACTTATAACTAAAGTTGGTAATTTTAAATAGTTAATCTGGTCAATTACAATTTTAGACTTACCACAACCCATTTCATACTTTAAAATCCATCTATAATTATATAAAATATCAACTAAGCCTTCAAGTTGATGTTTATAACTTTTGGTCGGAAAAGTTATTTTTAATTGGTTCACAACATCCACCCAGTAATCCTTTGTTTTACGTGTGTCTATATAATTTTGAGCTTCCGCTGTGAATGTATCGTCGTCTGTCATTATTTGCTTTAAGTCAAAAAGTACCGGTTCTAAAAAGGGAGCATAAGCGGGAATATACCAGGTATGCTTTTTAGCTTTATATTGTGCACAATATACTCTCTGCCATCTATGGGATACATCTTGTATTATAAAAACAGGTATGTTATTGATATTATCAAGTATAATTTTCATATAGTGCTCCGTGCAGTATTATTGTTATCATTAATTACGTTTGTAAGGAGAAAATTAAAAAATGGCAGGTTATTCACAATGCTCCAGTTCCGCTGCTAAAGGTCAGATAGGACATCCAAGTCCCTATTATCAGTACACACAGCAATTTACACCACGACGTTTAAAGGAACTCTTTAAATTTTGTGAGTATTTATTTTATAATAGCCCACACATATATGCCGCATTACGTAAATTCGGTGAATACCCTATCACAGAAACTACGTATGAGACAACAAATACAGCCCTAAAAACACGCTATGAATTTTTATTAACAAAAAGTGTTAGGATGCGTGAGCTTTTAATTACTGCAACATTGGATAAGTATGTTTACGGTAATACCTTCGTATCCTTATACCAACCCTTCATCCGTTATTTAAAATGCCCACAATGCAATACCCGCACTAATATACAACATATAAAGTATAAATTTAATGTACGTAAGCTCTCTTTTAAATTTACATGTACACACTGTAATAAATCTGTAACAGCTACCAAAGAAAATGTTCTTGATTTAAAATTAATGATTAGCCGCAAGCTTAATTTTATTCGCTGGGATCCTAAGGATATGAATATAGATTATAATCCTATAACCAGCGCATCTACATATTACTATACGATACCACGTAGTTTAGTACAGCAAGTTAACAGTGGACATAAAAATTTAATTGATACTTTACCTCTGGGGTTTTTAGAAGCTATATCAAAAAATAAAAAATTTAAATTTGCTAAAGACGCCATATACCACATGAAAGTAGGGGGCCCGGCAGGCATTGTACACCAATGGGGTTTACCCCCTTTGTTATCTGTTTTGTCTAAATTTCATTACACAGAGATACTGCGTAAAGCCAATGAAGCTATTGCCTTAGACCACTTGGTACCTATGCGTGTTATCCATCCGGCACAGGCTTCCAGTAATAGTGACCCTGTTTTAAGTATGAGTCTTACAAACTGGATGGATAATCTGAAAACTAATGTAGCTAAGTGGCGTAGGGATCCATTACATATGATGTTTGCGCCCGTACCTTTAGGAATGACCCAAATTGGTGGTCAAGGTAGAGCTTTACTAACGTTAGGTGAAGTGCAGGAAGCTGAAAAAAATATAGTTGCTGCCTTAGGCATCCCTATGGAATTTTTGTACGGGGGGCTAACGGGTACGGGCATGGAAGCTACATTACGCTTAATTGAAAACCAACTTGAAACACATATAAATGATTTGTTAGACTTACAGCAATGGGCTGTAGACAAAGCCGGTAAATTCCTAGGATGGGAAGCTATCCGTGTCGGGATGACTAAGTTTAGGATTGTAGACGACGCTAATGCTAAGCAAGTTTTAATGAACTTATGGTTGCAGGGTCAACAGACCGGTAACGCTATTATCTCTAACCAAACTATTGCTGAAATTTATGATATCGACATTACTAAAGAGCACAATAGAATTAAACAAGAAACTTTAGATAAAGTGCGGCGAGACCGTGCATTGCAAGCTAAAATTGAAGACTTACAGCGGGATCTGGCTGAGCAGGCAAAACAGGAGGCACGCGCTACAGCGCAAAGCTCAACATATAACCCACAACAAATTATAGCACAGGCAGATCAAAAATTGACAGAAATAATGCAAACTGACCCCGGTACACGTAAAAGTCTATTACATCAATTACAGCTAGAAGATTATGTTCTTTATGCTGTTGTTATACAGCGGATGGAACAAATGCAAACAGCTAAGGAGCGGGATATACGCCAGCAATCCCGAGGATGATAATGACAACAAATAACCAACCCAACAGTACGCCCTTCGACTTTGCCCGTATGGTTCAAGCTTCCCGTATAATCCCGGAGGTACCAAAAGGTATACCGCCCCAGGGAAACGAACTACCACCAGCAATAACAGCACAACAGACTACACAGCCCTATATGGATTTAAACCAACACAGCCAACAGAATAGTGAGGTTCCAGGCATTAAAATTTTAATGCACCACCATTCCCGTATTTTTGTTTTATGGCGCTCCTGGCAAAAATGTGACAGGTGTATTGCTCAATCGCATAATAAGGAGATTATTATACCCCTAGATGAAGGTGAATATTCTTGTAAGCATGTGAATACTAAGGAATACAAAGCTATAATTGATGCCGGACTTAGTGGTCACTATGTCATTACTCTAAAAGAAATATTTACACTTCCAGATGGAACCCGTTGTGTTCATGTTGAGTGGCTGGAACCTGATGAAGCAGCCCTGCGGGCTAAAAAAAGGGCGGAAGCAGCTAAGCTAGACACTAGAGTCTATCCCCCGGATGTCGCTGGTGCATTTGCAAAAAAATAGAACAGGAGACACACTACAAAAACTTAGGAGTCTGTTATGTATCCCCCGAACTATTCAATATATTATACTAATTCAATATATTCAATTTCCATGCGGATCCTCCTGTTAAATGTGTGAGCACCATTACTCTAGTACTTTCTTATACCAAAATAAGACGTATACTTATCAAGTATTACAGGAGACATTAAATGGATGAACAATTAACGCCTATATTTATGAATGCAGAGACTAAACGTCAACAAGTACGTAATAAAATTGTAGAGGGCCTTAATGAATCTTTTCCATTTAAGTCGCGTAATAAAATATTAGACATGGATAATATACGTATACAAGCTAAAACGTACACACCTACAGAACAAAAATTAGCAATCCTTAGAGGTGAAACTTTAACAGAAAAAGTAACAGGCACGGTTACTATGCGTGATACGGACGGTAATGTTCTTGACCGCGTTAGTAATTTTACTCTTGCCCGCGTGCCGTGGTATACGCCCCGAGCTACAATGATTGTTGGGGGTAATGAGTATTCCATAGCTAATCAAGTACGTCCCCGCCCGGGTATTTATTCACGTAAAAGGTCTAACGGCGTTTTAGAAACAGCATTTAATCTTAAAGGCGGTCAAAATTTTAATCTAACGCTGGATGCTGCTAAGGGGGAACCTCTAATAGAATATAAAACGACAAAGTTACCGTTGTATCCCGTATTACGTAGTGCCGGTATTTCCCATGAACGTATTAGAAATTCGTGGGGTGCTAAGCTTGCAGACACCAATGCACGTATGAGTATGTCAAAGCAAGGGCGTATAATTGACAAATTATACCGCAAAGTGGTTCCTGAGTATCACCGTAAAGATAATTTAGACACCAAGGAAAAATCCCAGGAAATATTTCAACGATACAGTAATGCTAAAATGTCCCCGGAAGTAAACAAACGGACAATAGGACGACCATACGACCACGTAAGCCCTGACAGTATGCTGGAAGCTTCAAACAAATTATTAAAATTACATAGGAATACTTCTGAAGTGGACGACCGCGATAACTTAGATTTTAAATCATTATACGCTCCGGAAGACTTTTTAAAAGAGGTTATTAAAATTAACTCCCGAGAAGTGGCGCATAAAACTGCTATTAAAATGGAGGCCACTCAATCACTTAAAAAAGCACTTCCTGCGGGGCCGTTTACAAAAGGTATACTTAAATTTATTAATAGTTCACAATTAGTTTCGGTACCTACGGCTGTTAACCCTGTAGAACTCATTGACTCATCTATGCGTGTAACTTCCTTAGGTGAGGGTGGTATTAGTACTGAACGTGCTATACCGGATGAAGCACGCCACGTGCATCCATCACAAATTAATGCCTTAGACCCCTTTAGAACGCCGGAATCTTTTCGTGCCGGCGTCGACGTGCGTGCCGCTATGGGCGTTAAGAAAGATGCGGAGGGTAATATTTTTGTACCCATTATTGACTTAAAGAAAAAAAGAAAAATAAAATACGTACGTGCAGGTGCTATGTTAGACGGTACCATAGCATTTCCTAACCAAAAAATGACAGGTATAGTAGACGCTTTACGTAAAGGTAAAATACGGCGTGTCAGAGCTTCAACAGTACAATACCAAATGCCGGATCCGTCTTTAATGTATAGCCCCACGACAAATCTTGTACCTTTTATGGAGTCTTTACAGGGTAATAGAACTGTAATGGGCTCTAAAATGCAAACACAAGCTTTATCGCTAACTGGCCGTGAAGAACCTTATGTACAGGTTAAAAGTCCTACAGGTGACGCCTATGAAAAACATATGGCACAGTTAATTAACCCATACACACCCATTTCAGGTACTGTTACGCGGGTTGATGGTGACTATATTTATATACAACCCGAGGAAGCTAAAACTGCAGCACCTACACATAAAAAGAAAAAATTAAAAGAAATACGTGTGGCTTACGATACAAATATGCCTTTGGCTGCTAAAACTTTTTTGAGTCATAACCTTACTATAAAACCTGGGGACTATGTAAAGGCTGGCCAGCAGTTAGGTGAGTCTAATTTTACGCGTAATAATGTCTTAGCCTTAGGTCGTAATCTAAGTGTCGCATATATGCCCTATGCCGGAGCTAACAGTAATGATGCCGTTGTTATCAGCGATACAGCGGCTAAAAAGCTGACATCAGAACGTATGTATAAAATGGTTATACCTGTAGATAAGGATACTGTCTGGGATAAACAAAGACATAAAGTTTACTACGGACAAACACAGGCACCTGAGAGCTATAATAGACTGGACTCCGCAGGTATTATAAAACCTGGGACAATTATAAATCCAGGCGAAGCCTTAACATTAGGCTTACGTAAATCCACAACGTCTGCTGATGATGTGTTACTAGGTCGTTTATCAAAATCTTTAGCACGCCCTTATAGGGAAAATAATCAAATGTGGGAACACGACCATCCTGGAGAAGTTATTGATGTCGTTAAAACTGCCCGGCAGATAGCCTTAACGGTTAAAACAAAAGAACCAATGGGCGTCGGGGATAAATTATCAGGACGCTACGGTAATAAAGGTGTAGTTTCTCGTATTATAGCCGATGACCGAATGATTCAGGATGAGCACGGAAAGCCTATTGATATTATTATGACCTCTGCCGGAGTTGTTTCCAGAACTAATCCAGCGGTAATCATCGAAACAGCTATTGGTAAAGTTGTCGATAAGACTAAAAAACCTATATTAGTGGAGAACTTAACTGGGCGTGATAACGTAAAGTGGGCCAAAGAATTACTTAAAAAGCATAAAATAAGAGATAAAGAAACTGTTTACGACCCGCGTACAGGTAAGAAAATTAAAAACGTTTTTGTTGGTAAGCAGTACGTTATGAAATTAATGAAGTCTACAGACACAAACTATAGTGCCCGTGGCTTGGGTACCTATGATGTTCATGAACAGCCCACAAAGGGCGGTACCCTTAGCGCCAAGGCTTTAGGCAAAATGGAGTTTGATGCCTTAATCGGGCATAATGCCCGTAATGTCCTTAAAGAAGCGGCAACTATTAAAAGTCAGAAAAATGATGAATATTGGCGTGCTGTGCAATTAGGGTACCCTATACCGCAGCCCAAAACTACTTTTGCCGCTGATAAATTTTTAAGTATGTTAACAGGCGCAGGTGTTCGTGTAGATCGTAATAACAGTAGAATGTCTTTGGCACCGTTAACAGATAAGAATATACAGGAGATGTCTTCCGGGGAGATACGTGATGCTAAAATTATTCGTGCCAAGGATCTAATGCCGGAGTCCAGGGGTTTATTTGACCCTGCCATTACCGGAGGGTTAACCGGGACTAAATGGGGTCATATAAATTTAGCTGAGCCCATTGTAAGCCCTGTTTTCCGTGAGCCTGTGAGGCGTTTTTTAGGTATGACTAATACACAACTGAATCACGCGATTAAAACTAAAGGTGGTAAGTACATACGTAAACAGCTGGCTAATATAGACTTAGATAAACATGCCCGTAAGTTACACACATCAATGAAAACTAAATCAGCTAGTAGTTTAGACAATGAAATTAAACAACTTAAATATATAAAAGCATTAAAAGCTCAAAACTTAAGACCTGAAGATGCCTATGTTATATCTAAAGTTCCGGTCATACCTCCAAGGTATCGTCCTGTTTTACCCGGTAAAGGTGGTCAGGAAATTATGTACGGTGATGCCAATCCGCTATACCGTGATTTAATATTCACAAATAATCAATTTAAGACCGCTACTCAAAATAAGAACCTCCAGGGTGAAGCTGAAAATTTAAGACCTGTATTGAACGCTGCAGTAGGTGCGGTTTACGGTGTAAATGAACCAATTTCAGCTAAGTCACGTGCGCGGGGGCATAAAGGGTTCCTCACATATATCTCAGGCACCAATTCACCTAAAACAGGTTATTTTCACAGTAAGCTATTAAAACGGACACAAGATATTGCCGGTAGAGGTACTATTGTACCGGATAACACCCTGGGCATTGATGAAGTAGGTCTGCCTGAAGATATGCTGTGGACTATGTATGATAAGTTTATTATACAAAAATTAGTACGTAACGGCTATAAAGCTTTAGAAGCAGCTAAGATGGTAAAAGAAAAGCACCCAACAGCTAAACGTATGTTAGACCAAGAAGTTAAAGAACGACCAGTTATGCTGAACCGAGCACCTACACTTCATAGATATAGTATCGTAGGTGCTTACCCTAAAATGGTACCAGGAAAAACAATACGAATTAATCCGTTTGCTGAGGAAGGGTTTAATGCTGACTACGACGGCGATACGATGATGATACATGCTCCTGTAGGGTCTAAAGCTGTTGCTGAAGTTAAAAATATGACTTTATCAAATTTATTATATTCAGATAAAAATAAAAACGACCTATTAGTTTTTCCTCAGCATGAAGCTATTATGGGTTTGGCACACGCGTCAACGCAAGATGCGCATAATAGCCGTATACCGATATTTAACACCGAGGGTGATGCTAAAAAAGCATACCACGCAGGTCTTATTAACATGGGTACGCGCGTTAACATACGCAAAGGAAGTAAATAATATGCGCAACATTAACGCCGGTATTGCTGCAAATTATGTTGCTAAAAAATAAAAAAATAACCGGCATATTTTAGTGCAGGGCAAGAAATAGCCCTGAGTATTAAAGAGATTTTCAAACAATGACAACTAAATTAACTAAAATGGATATTGCTACTTATTACGAAGATGCTGCAGTACGTAAAGAACTACTACGGCAACTGCAGGGTAAAAAAGTAATGTCCCTTCAAAATTTACGTTCCGGGGATACTATTGTTAGACGGTATGCTTCTAAAGACATACCTATAACGATTTCTAAAGCTAACAATAATCCGACAGACCGTAACGATTTGTCCTGGTATACATCGCGGAGATTTTCGGAGTTTCATCCCGTACAAGGTATGGAGACCACAGATGTCTGGGTAGATATTGATCCGGGTAAAAAAGTAAAACACGATACCGTTAAAATGTATGTACCACAAGTGCAGACAACACTACAGTCTATGCCTCAGGTATCCCGTACAGATATTGTTTATTCCGGGGGCAAAGGTTATCATGTAAGAGGCACTCTTAAACACAAAACAAACACGGATAAAATACGTAAACTGATAAATAAACAATTAGATAAACGCTTTAAAACTATTAAAGGTATTACACGTAATTTACCTAAAGACACCGAGATACGCTTCGACACTTCAACACTTAGAGACCAAGGGTCTTTACGGGCAGCCTACTCTCTTAATTCTGATACCGGACGTGTTGCTGTTCCCTTGACGGAACGAGAACTTAGAGGCTTTAAACCTTCGCAAGCTGACGTACGTCGAATACTTCGTAAGAAAGAATTTGCACCTGGAATACCTCGTAACCGTAGAATGTATGCTTTACCCGCTGAAAGCAAAGATAAAATATGGACTTTAGCTATACAGGATCACAGAGCTAAACGGGCAGGAAAACACTGGGATTTACGTTTAGTAGACCCTGAAACAGGTTATGCGCATTCTTGGGCCATACCTAAATCCAGATTACCTGACGTAAGCGAAAAACCTTTACTGGCAGTAAGAACACCAACGCACACGGCTAACTATGCTCTTAATTTTGGTGCGGAAGGTCCACGCTACATTGCTAAAAAGCACGGTAAAGGTACTGTAGAATTAAAGCATAAAGAACCGGTTAAAATTAGACATATAAATGAAAATAGTGTAGTATTTAAGCGCATAATCGCCCCGGCTAAGGGTGAAACATATACGCTGTTCAAGACGAAAGGGGACCCTTGGCTATTACGACGTAGTCGTGAGCAGACTAAAGAAAGTAGTGCTATGTCTTTATATTCAGATGGCTACAGAGATGCGCTTGTTAAGTTGGGTTTTGACCAAGATAAAAATAAAATCCGAGATAAGGCAAATGAACATAACGATTTAAAAGTGTCGGATGAGCACACAACTGTTGGTAAACTTATTACCAGAATACAAAACCTGGACAGTAGTGAAAAAAATTTAATAGGTACAACCCCAGAAAGTAATCTCGATAATCCAATAACAGCAAGACTTAACCGTCCGACTGATTGGGGCGCCCCAACAGAAATACCTACTAATTATATGCAGGGTGCTTCTAAACCTATTCCTGGCGGAGGAATATAATGTCGGTTACATATGGTCAATATCTTATTAATAAAGAACTACCATCAGAGTACAAGATAAAATCAGGATTAACAAAAAAGAATTTCAAATCCCGTATGAACACTTTTGCGCATAAACAACCAGAACGTTATGTAAGAACAATTACGGCACTTAAAAACTTAGGAGATTCAATTGCAACAACTGAAGGTCTCTCCCTGGGGCTTGATGATATAGCTCCTGAGTATTCTAAACGTAATAAATTTATGAAGCCTTTAGAGCGTCGTTTTCAGCACGCAGCTACCGATACCGCCCGGGAGAAGATTGTAATAGAAGCCCAAAACAGACTTTTAAGTAATGTTATGGACCATAAAGGTTCTCTTACTTTACAAGTCAAAAGTGGTGCACGGGGTAATCCTGTCCAGTATGCTAATATGTCTAGCGGTGTTGGTTATGCCCGTAATACCAGTGGCGGTGTTGTTCCCTGGTTAATTACGAGGTCATACTCTGAAGGACTTAAACCTAGTGATTATTGGGCTCTAACGAATCAATCTATGATGGATGTTATTAAAACACAAACCGCTGTATCAGAACCGGGAGAACTATCTAAAAAACTTATAGCAGGTATGTCCGACGCTCTAATAACTGAAGAAGACTGCGGAACACGCAATGGGATTTTAATTATAACTAAGTCATCAGATGCTTTAGACCGCTATATTGCAAAAGATATCGGTAAGATCAAACGCAACACACTAATCACACCTACAAACCAATCAGCAATAGCAAAAACATACCCTAAAATTTTATTAAGGTCGCCTATGACTTGTGAGGCTGCTGACGGTATATGTCAACGCTGTCAAGGTTTAGATGAGCATGGCAATACGCAAACTTTCGGTATAAATGTCGGTGTTCGTTCTGCCCAGGCAATGTCGGAACCGCTAACACAATTTGCTTTAAATGCTAAACACGGGGGTAGAACACTTGCTTCTGATAATTACCAAGTTACAGGTATCAGTGGGTTTCGCCAAATTATCGAAACACCGAAGCAATTTATGCATAAAGCTGTATTAGCGTCTGAAGATGGCCGTGTAACCCAAATTAGTAAAGCACCCCAAGGGGGTAATTTTATTTACATAGAAGATACGAAACACTATGTAACTCCCGAGTTAAAATTAAAACGTAAAGTAGGGGACAATGTGTATCGCGGTGATGTGCTTAGTGACGGTATTCCTAAACCTGATGAAGTTGTAAAATATAAAGGTTTAGGCGCCGGTAGGCTTTACATGGTAAAGACACTTAAAGACTTATACAGTACCCAGGGTAAAGATATTGACCAACGTCATTTTGAAATACTGGCTAAGAGCAGTATGAATCACGTAAGAATTTTAAACGATCCGGGTAATGCGTATATTAAAGGCGATGTTATAAGCTATAATAACTTACGTCGTGACTTAAGTAGCCAGGCAATACGAAAACAAACCAAACAGGCATTAGGGGATACTTTAGGTATTGCTGTAAATCCTTATGCTGCAGGTACACGCATAACTAAAGAGGTTCAAAAGCAACTAATATCTACAGGAGACTTAGAAATTATGGTTGCACCGCGAGCTCCGGAGGTAGAGTTCATTATGAAATCCGCAACTAATGTCCCTAAAATGCATACTGACTGGCTAGCACGTATGGCCCATCAGGGTTTAAAACCTACAATATTACAAGCAGCACACATGAATGAAACAACAGATATACACGGAACACACCCTGTACCTGCGTATGTTTTAGGTGGAACATTCGGCGAGGGTTCTGGAGGTAAATATTAATGTCTAACTATGACTATAATTTAGGTAAATATGCCGCTCTACAGGTTTTAGGATTACGTCCTTATCAAACAAAAATAAGCGCAGTTAATTTGCCTACGGTAACTAAAGGGCTACAAGGCTTTCGTAATGCGTTTAAAGCTAAAACAATAGCAAAAGGCCTGTTCGGTAACCCTAAACGTATTAAAGATGAATTTCTAGACGGGGGTGTTAAGCGTTGGTTCCGTAAAGCAAACCCAACTACAGGTGCAAAAGCCGGTATTATCCGTGAGAGTATTGCAGCTCCAGATATGCTGTCTAAAGCTTTATTTTATGGTCTACCAGCGATAGAAACTGGGCAAATTATAATGGATTCCGAAGGTAATAAAGGTAGACGTTTAGGTTCAAGTTTAGCTGCTAATGCTGTTGGTTTAGCCGCTTGGCGTCCTTTGGGTTTGCTAGGTTCAATGGCTATAGACCCATTAGGCCGTGCTGTCGGAGGTACCCTTGGTGCGTTAGGTGATGACGCCTATGCGCGGATACGTAACCACGC